AAAGCTAGGTGCCGGTACGGACGTTGGTCCGAGTAAGGCTTGCAATACTTCCCCTGATGACAACAAACAGGGGAACACTCTAGACAAAATCCAGAGCCAGTACCTCATAGCCGTACCCAGACAAATCCGCATCGACATCTAGTGAAAGAATGACTTCCTCCACAAGAGTAATAACCTCAGAACCCATGAGACTATACCTGTGGAGGCAGAAAGAATTTAAATCCTCTTCATCGATCAACCATTCCCGATCAACAGATAACTTCGTCTTGATATTGGCAAGAGTCACGCCGGCTTCCTTGGCAGACCAAGAAAGACCGTCAGACTCAACAAAACGAAGCCCGTGCTTCTCTTCTATAGCAAGAGGGCACTCATAGTTGAAACGATCGAGAAAGACATCACGAATCAAAGGACAAAAACGAAACTCATACGCATAGCCGATAGCTTTAGCGGCAAAGTAGGCATGATCAGTCACAGCGTCATTGTAATTGGCACGTGTGGAGAAACGGGCAAGCGCTTTTCCCAATAAAGGGATAGGCGCATGGAATCCAATCACACGTGGTACAAAACACTTTGAAAGAAAACCGCAGTCAACAAGGCAGCTGTGTCGTGAAACCTTAGCTACCATCTTGGCGCCTGCGGCGATACCTACGTACCGTTTGGCGGCATTGCGTTTGAGGCCCTGGATGCGGGCAAGCATGTCGTCGCCAAGCAACAAAGCTCGGCAAGAAGCAGAACGCTCGTATTTCAAAAAAGTGAACAAAATACAAGAGTTCCAGAATGTGTTGCGGAAAGTAGTATCAGTCGCCCCGGTGGCTAACTGATTTTCCAGCTCAGCAGAAACACCATGTCTAGCGTTAGAAACGCGAAAAACGTTGGACTTGGCATGAAGTCTGATGAACCACTCGGGACAACCGAGGCGGCGCATCATCATCATTTCCAAACGTATCACGTCCTGACACTGAGTCATGTCGTTTGCTGAGAAATCACATTCAACGAAATCCCCTGGAGTTTCGCTCAAAAAAGGAATGTACTGTTGTGGGGTCTTTTTGTAGGCGACCTTAAACCTGTAGGGCCCTTTCATCGTGTTATAACAATGATCGAGCCGTTTCATTAACTCCCCAAAAATAGGACCAGACAAAGCGTTATACAAATCGGTACCTTTGTAGATAACGCGAGGTGCCCAATTCGGTTTGTGAGAAACCAGAAGCGCTTCTGTCTTGACGAAAATTTCCTTGCGGGTATAATCGCCAACCTTTGCACGAGTCCACTCAGCAATAGCGGAACGCATGCGGCCTTGTTTCTCACTGCC